TCAGCTGCGGTAGATCACCATCCGGCCCTTGCGGCGGCCACACTTGTAGCCGTGCTTCTCGAGCACCTGGCGGCGGCGCTGGTACAGCGCTGTCGCCGCGGCGCTCGGCTGCTTCCCGCCGGCGCGCAAGCGCCAGTAGCGAACGACGCCGCGGCACGACCGCACCGCGCGCGCGGACGGCTTGAGCGGCACGGCCGCGCTGTCGACGAGCTGGCGCTGAAGCACATCGTAGGGGAAGTTGGCCAGCACATCGGTGTGGTTGTTGCCGCACTCGAGCGCGTTGTGGTCGGTCCAACCGACGATGAAGCTGCAGCCGATCGGGTCGACGTGCCGCAGCGGGATCCCGGCGAGACGCATGTTGTCGCGCATCATCGCCGCGAGGATCCCCTGGCTGAAGATCGGCATCGCGAGCCACTGCGCGCGCGAGATGTTGTAGCCGGTCGTGACGATCTCGACGCTGATCGAGGTTTGGTTGGCGGCGAGTTGCGTCCACGGCGCCGCGGTCAGCACCGGCATCATCTGGATGCAGGTGCCGTCCGGCTCGACCACGAACGTCGAGCTCGCCGCGCGCGTGCGCTTGAAATACGCGACCGTCGACGCGGCCGTGCCCGGGCCGGCGGTGTAGTGGACGACCCACTCGGTCGGCTTGACGCGCCGCTGGCTCCAGAGGTGGCCGCCGAAGTCCTGCTTGCACGACCATGTCTGCGCGCCGGCGGGCTTGCGCGGCGTGACGAGCTGGTCGTCGGCGATCTGCTTCGACCGGTCCTGGATCTGGGCGTGCTTTGACTGGTCGATCCCGGGCGGGGTTTCGTCCTTCAGCGGCAGCGGCGCGTTGAGGTCGCCCTGCGGCGTCGTCTGCGGTGCCGCCCGCGGCGGGATGTTGACGATGACGCGCCCGTCGTCGCTCGTGACGACGACCGTGACGCCGCTCGCCGCCAGCGCGGCGAGCACGACAGAAATGACCGCGCGCACGCGCGGTGGGACTCGCTTCAACATGGAAGCACCCCTCCTCGGGTGGGGATGACGACGCGCCGGCGCGGCGCGAACGGGTTAGAGCGCGCGACGTCGCGCGCGGACGGCTAGGTCAGAAGGAGGCGATCGCGAGCGACACCGAGATGGCCGCCAGGGCGATGCTGCCGGCGAGCGCGACGATCGCGCCGTAGATCCGGTCGGTCTTGTCGTGCAGCTTGCGGATGTCGGTGAGGATCCCGGTTGGCTCTTCGGCACCCTCGATGCCGAAGACGGCATGCATCAGGGACGTGAGCTTCCCGACCGCACCAGGCTCGCCGGGGCGGCCGTGGACGGCGTCGGCCAGACGTGACAGCTCCGTCTGCATCGCCGCGAGGAGCGCCTCGTCGACGTCGACGCGCGACGGGTCCTTGATCTCGGCCATGATTTCTCTTCTCCGATTGGAGGGGTTTGATTCCGACAGCGAGACACGCGGGAACCCGGCGTGTATGGACAATCCGGACGGCGTAACGACTCTCACCCAGTCGATTAGGGTTGCGTCCATGTACAAGCTCGCCGCCACCACAACCGTGCTGCTTCTCCTCATCGCTCCCTCAGCCGCTCAGGCGCGACCGTCTCTGTCGCTTGATCGTGCCGACCGTGCAGCCGATCGCGAGGCGCGTGCGATGGTTCGCGATTGGGCGAGGGATTACGACCCCGTCTACGACCCAACCTCTGCGCAGTACAACCCCGAGTGGGCGGCCGACAGCGACGACAACGGCAAGCCGTACGTCTCCTACTACATCGCCTCCTATGACCTTGACCCCTGCGAGCGCATTTCGGCGACGTGGGCGGAGTGCGCGGTCACCTACAACATGAATGACGGTGACATGTGCGACGAGATCATCGACGTTCGGACGACGAGGCGGAACCGTCTCCTGCTCATGTCAGGCGGCCTGACGTGCGATCGCGACGACCCCGCAGACGAGTAAAAACACAAGCTAGCCGCCTACTACGACTGCATAGCGCGCGAGCAGTCTCTCTAGGTTGCCGCGTTCGTTGTCGATCGACACGAGCGCCTGCCGGTTGTCGTGGTCGTAGCTGACCGAGGAGATGGTGCCGTTGCGTCCTTGACCGCCGCTGTCTGGGTCGATGCGGTGAGACAGGCGCAGCAGCTCGTTCGTGTAGCGGAGCATGTGCGCGGGATGGACCCCCTGCCCTCCGAGGACGCGCCGGATGCCGCCCTGTCCGGTGATCTGCAGGTCACCCTTCAGCGGGGTGGTGACGTGGTCGGCGAGCCAGAGGTCTCCGACGCGGCGCATGCCAGCCGGCGTCATCGCCGAGCTGACTGGGAGTCCCTTCGAGCGCACGAACCCACGCCGGCCGGCGAGCGTGCTGGTGACAGGCCCGACACGGATTGAATCGAACGCAAAAGAGGCGCCGACGTTGAACCCTCCTGCGATTTTGAGCACATAGCCAGTGGCGGCTACGGGCTGCACCCAATCGAGAGTGAAGGTGGGCCATGAAGTGACCAGATCGCGAGGGAAAGCCTTCGAGGCAAAGGTGGTCGACCCAGTTGGATCCAGGACGCTCAGAATCACGTGGCTATTGGGAGACGGATTGTTGTCGTCGAAGAGCCCAGTGCCGTCGTAGGCCAACACGACCGCGTAGCGACGACCTCTGCTGAGCGCTTGGGTGACGGCGGTGCACTGCGTATCGATACTCGTTCCGCCGCTGGTCTTGAACGAGGCGGGCGCGCTGTCGTAGAACGCAGTGTCGCGCACGAGGGCAAGCGCCGTCCAATTGCTCAGGTTGACGTCGGCTGACGGGTTGGCGGGCTGGGCGAAGCCGGCCATGTCGATCGCCCCAGGTGACGTCACCTGGGACCACCGCTCCTCGCGTAGCTTGTTGCCGTCCGGGCCCTCGGCCTCGACCCTCACCTTGTTGTAGACGTTCTCGCCGCTGTTGGAGGACGCGTCCTTGAAGTCGGCCCCGGACCAAGCGCCGATCTCGAACAGTGGGGCAGTCGGCTTGGGTTTGAACACCGGCCGGTCGTCGGCGTCAATCATCCAGAGGTAGTCCTCGTAGGCGTTCACGGCGTCCGCGACTTCGCCCGGGGTCTTCGCGCCGTCGAGGACCAGGTCGGAGATGTCGAACGTGCCGGCCTGTATCTGCGATTGGTCGGTCGACAGCAGGACCGTGGCCGTGTTGAGCGCGTCCTTGAGGACCGTGTCGGCTTTGAGGATGGAGGCGTTGGCGGACTCGTAGGCCGTGTCGCGGAACAGCTTGACCGACTTGATCCTGACCGTGAAGTCCGCCGCGAGTGTGGCCGCAGCGCCGTTGCGGTATAGGAAGATCGTGACGTAACGACTGGCCGTCCCGAACGTGCCAGCCGCAGTGCCGCTGGCCGCGCCGTTAAGAGACATGGAGCCGAACGCGTCGGCGAGGAAGGTGCTGTCCTCCTCTTCGCCAGAGGATCCGCGCGCGAAGAGCTGAAAGTCGGTGGTCGCGGCGCCGTTGCGCTCCCACTCGACGACGATCCGCTTCCAGCTTGCGTCTGGGCCGAGGTCGAGCTTGACACCGACGCGTTCGGTCGTGGCGACGACATCGCCCTTCGCCCAGCCGATCTGGATGATGCCGTCGCTCGCCTCGGCTCTCGGGGTGACGACGTTCGCGAGCAGGTTCGCTCCCAGAAATGACCTCGTGTCGCGCCAGTCCGACAGGCGTGTGTGCACGTACGGACGCTCGTACTGGTCGTCGTCGAGGTGGTATTGCATGCCCTGGCATTCGACGGTGATCTGGGCGTCGTCGCCGTCTTGGGTCGGTGTCTCCTTCACCCGACCAGACCAGACCTTGACGCCAGCGATGAACACCCGACACGGCGTGAATGCCGAGAGGTCGGGGTGGATAGCACCGGGGTTGCGGGCGAGGACGAACCGGCAGGTGTCTGAGCCGCGCTTGTTCGCGGTCGCCTGAAACGCCTCCGGGTAGATGCCGGCGAGCCGGTCTGAGCCGCAGCGCTCCCACTGGCCGTCGAGCGCCTTCAGCCAGATTGTGAGGTCTTCGTCAGCCATTGAGGAGACGGACCCGCGGGGTGACGGCGAAGTGAACGGTGGCCGAGTGCGCGAGCTGCTCGTCGGCCGTGTTAACCGTCGGGTCGTCTGGCACGACCGACGACAGCTTGACGAGCGCGTCGACCGGCCCGGACGGGATCTCAAGCAGCGAGCCGCCAAGCCCATGGTCGGCGTGGCCGTAGGCTGGCGGTGCGGCCACGACGGCGGACAGGTCGGAGCGGACCCGCTTCGTCGTCTCGGAGGTTGAGGAGACGAACTTGGGGTAGCTCGAGTCGTTGGGCTCGGATGTCGGCCCGAGCGCCCGCTGGCGGGCGACCACGACGGGGAGGTAGTCGAGATAGAAGCCGCCACTCGAGCCGCTCGCGACCGCTCCGGCGAGCCAGAGCTTCCACCGGCGCGGCGTCAGCGGGTTGACCGCCACGGTCAGCGTGCCGAGCCGCACGGGCCGCCACGGCACTCCGCTCGATGGCTTGACGAGCAGCTTGCCGGCCGACCCCCACTCGTGGGTGAACCGCTCGGCGCCGAAGCTCGTTCCCGACTCGGGACGGACGCTCAGCGTCAGCTTGGGCGACACGACCGCGGCGTCGACCGCCACACGCGCCCAGACTTCCAGGTCTAGCTCACCCTGGGTGAACTCGTCGGCGACGAGCGTCGCCGGATCGATCAGCCAGGAGGCCGTCGCGGCGCCGGCGCCCGATGTGGTCCACTGGAGGACGCTGCCGCCGCGTGCGGCACCCGCGGCGAGGACCGCCCAGCCGGACAGGTCGCTGGCGGACTCCGCTTCGATGATCCCGAACGGGGCGACCGACGAGGCGAGTGGTGCGCCGGGCCGCTTCGACCAGGCGACGAGCGCCCAGATCGGCGCGGCTGCGCCGCCCGACGGAGTGACCACGATGTCGCAGAGCGCGGGCGCTCGACCGGGTACGTCGCCGACGAGCTGGATCGACTGGGGCAGCGTGACGTTGCGGCGCGTGTAGGGCAGCGAGGCGTAGTCGTCGAGCGCCGCCGAGGCGTGTTGGGGGATCCATGAGAACCCGCGCCCGCCGGTGGCAGCCGATCCGAAGGCGGCGATCTCGCCGCCCGTCAGCGTATAGGCGGCAGGTGCCAGCGTCGGCGCGCCCATTGGGGTCGGCGCGGCGGTGAAGTACTCGGAGGAAACGACATTGCCCTCGATCCGGCCACGGACCCAGCCGGCCGTGCCGTTCGATAGACGCGTGGCGAGGTTGGTTGAGGCGAGGTTCGTGCGGACGCCTCCGACGAGTTTGTCGATCCTGAGGCGACTGTTCGTGCCGTTGTCGTCGACGTAGACCTCGAGGTACTGGTTGGAGGCGGTGCGCTTCAGCCGCACGCCCGCCTTGAAGCTCGTGATCGTCGCGCCAGGCGTGAACTTCAGCGTCTCCTCGTGATCGCCGACCGAGTGACCGCGCACGGAGTGGTAGAGCGCCTTCTCGGCGGTCAGGTTGCCGGTCGCCGTGAGCACTCCGCCCGCGATCGCCAGATCTGCTTTCGAGCCGGCGTCGGCCGTGTAGTCGGCGAGCGAGTCGACCGAGAAGTCGTCACCGATGTCCATCGGCAGGAGCAGCGGCAGCGGGGCGCACGGGAACGAGATCTCGACCTTCATCAGCTGCGCGCCGGCGTATTCGACCCACTCGTACTGCGGCGTGTAGGTGCCGGGCCCGCGCAGCTCCGGGTAGACCGGGCGGGTGGCGCCATCCGGGGTCCACTCGATCAGCCGGCCGACGCCGGCGTAATCGACGAGCGCGAGCAGCGCCTCCGTGTTGGCGTTGACCTGGTCGGCGGTCGTGCCGGCGACCAGCCATGTGCCTCCCACCTGGGCGTTGTCCTGTCCATCGCTGACGATCCACCCGCCGCCGTACCGGCCGGGGCGCTGTGATGTCTGCTGGCGCCGCTGGGCGGGCGTGTACTTGAAAGTGCCGCGGATCAGCGTGTAGGTGGTCCCGTCCTCGATGTCCGCCACCATCACGGGGCGGCCGCCGGCGGACAGCGTGACGACCTTCAGTCCGTCCATCTAGACCCCGATCCGTTCGCGCGGCGCTTGCCGGTAGCCCTGCGACCCCTGGCCGTCTGTGGCTAGCCGGCCGATCTCGTCGATCCACTGTCGGTTCGGCGGGACGAGACTGTTCACGTTGACGGTCAGCGCGTTACCGCTACTGCCCGGCGGTGTCGAGCCGGCCGGGCCGAAGGTCGCGAGGGCTGCCTCGGAGAGACGCAGGGCGTTGTCTGTCACCTGGCGGCGCTGGCGCTCCTGATCGAGCTGGGCCTGGAGGTCCGGGTTGTCGGCCACGCTCGCGCTCGACGTGCCTCCGCCGGCCAAGCCGGCCAGCTCATCGCGCGCGGACTTCACGTCGCGGGCGGCGTCGCGGATCGCGCCGGACGGGGCGCCGCGTTGCTGCAGCGACGAGAGGATCCCCTCGCGGAACACGGTGAGCGCGCCGACCGCCGCCTTGTCGTCCTCGAGTGTCGGCGTCAGCTCGGCGAGCGCGATGCCCGCCTCGAGCTGGTCGAGCTGCGCCTGCTGCTCTGGCGTCAGGGTGAACGGGTCGGTCGCTGCCTGCTCCGGCTGATTGGCTGCGTCGGCGAGGTCTTTTTGGTCGAGCGCGAGTTGCCCCAGCTCGATCTGCAGCTGGTTGTAGTAGTCGGAGCCCTTTTTGACGTGCTTCTGCGCGTCGTCGATCAGCGTCTCGAGAGCCGTCAGCGCGGTGGCGCGCCGGCCCTTTGCCGTTTCGTAGGCGTGTTGGTCGTCGTTCTTGTCGGCGAGCTCCATCTGCCCGCGGGCGATCTCGACGAGCTGCTCCTGCTCCTTGATCGCGTTCTGGTAGCGGCGCGCCTCCTTCGCCTCCTTCTGGCGCTGCTTGTAGATCGCGTGGAGCTTGTCGCGCAGGCGCTTGGCGGCGGGCAGCTTCGCCCGTGCGCGGGCGCGCTCGGCGGTGTTGGACTTCGTGCGCTTCTGGTTGGCGGTGCGCTCGAGGTCTTGGACCTTGTTCTGCTCGTCCTGGTACTTGCCCTTCGCGGTTTCGGCCTGGTGCTCGATGTCCTCCACCGGCAGCCTGAGTGGGTCGCGCGGCTTCGGGATGAAGCGCTTGGGCGGCTTCTTCTTCGCCGCCGGCGCCGCGGGCTTGGCGCCGGGCTTGCGGACGCCGGCGCGGAAGCCGGGGATACCGAGGTCGTGGCCGGCCTGCATCCACAGCTCGACGCCGCGGCCCCTGAAGCGGGGCTCTGTCGGGATCACGTACTCGGGCGCTGCACCCTCGCCGATCAGCGCGACCTCGGGACCCCTCGTCTTGTGGCCGGTCGCGTGCCCGCGTGCTGACGGCATCGACGGCGATCCCTTGATGACCCGCCGCTCGGTCGTCGTGACTGTGATGTTCTTGTCGCGCAGGCTGTTGAGATAGCGCTGAAGCCGCCTGATCGCCTCCTCCGCCGTGTCCGACGACGCGAGGATCCTGGCCACGGTGCGTCTCTTCCCGAGCCCGGCGAGTTTGACCGCCAGCCGGCCGATCTTCCCGACCGCGTTCTCGTCGGTCGCCATCAGGGCGGTGACGACACGCTTCGGAAGGTGGTTGTAGAGGGCAAACAGGTCGTGGATGGCGACCGCGTTCTTGCGGTGGACCGGGCCGGCGCCCTGTAGTGCGCGCTGGTAGTTGATCTCGGAGATGGCGGCGCGGAGGTTGGCTGACTCGAGCCTCCGGAGCGCCTCCTCGTGGCGCTTCGTCGCGTCGATCACGGCCGGGTTGCGGTCGCCGCCGCTCGTGCGGTTGAGCTTCTGCTGGAGCGCCAGCTCCTTGGCGGTTGTCCGCTCGCGGCGCTCGGCGACCCCGACCTCCTCTTTTGCGGCGTCGACGCGCTTCTTGGTCTCGCCGGCCTCGCGGCGGTGCGCCTCGGCGGCCTGAGCGGCGGTCTCTCGGACGCGCAGCTGCGCGTCGCGGTATTCGAGTGAGCCCTTGGTCGCGGTCTTGCGGACCTGGTTGAAGTGCGCTACCGCCCGCTCGTGCTCGATGTCGGCGCGTCGTGCCGACAGGGTCGCGTCGGCCGACGACCGCTCCGCTTCCCCGAGTGCCCGGACCGCGTCGGCCTGCGCGCGTTTCGCCTCGGCGGACTGTCGGGCGATGCGCTCCTCGTAGCTCTCCTGGCCTGCTGCCAGCGCGAGGGCGGCGCCGAGGGCGACGAACGCGACCGCTACCGCGGTAACCGGGTTGACCATCGAGATGAGCGTGGAGGCGGCGAACGCGGCCCCGCCGGCGCGCGCGGCCAGTGCGACATCGCCGAGCGCCGTCGCAAGCCCGATGACCGTGGGGGTGATCGCCGCCACGACGCGGAAGGCTGCGAACCCGGCGACGGCACCGAGCAGAGCCGGGCCCACTGTGTCGATCCCACCGAGCGCGTTGACGAGGCCGCTGACCGTGCCGATCGCGTCGCCGGCTGTGCTGCCGATCTGGCCGATGCCGTGGACGATGTCCGGGACCGCACCGATCGCCGTGCGCAGCCCGCTCGCGAGGTCCTCGCCGAGGTGCTTGATGTCGCCGCTCGCGGCTGCCCTGTTGACGAAGTCCGTCAGGTCCACCGCCGCGTCCTGCAGCACCGGAATCATCTCGGTGCCGATGACGATCGCCGCGGTCTCGAGCGACCCCTGGAGGTTCTCGAGCTTGCCCTTCAGGTTGTCCTGCTTCTTCGCCGCGACCTCGGCGGCGGTGCCGTGGCGGGCGAGGCCCTGCTCGAAGTCCTTGATCTTCCGCGGCCCCGCGTCGTAGAGCGCGAGCAGGGCGCGCATGCCGTCCGTGCCGACCAGTGTGGTGGCCGCTTGGAGGCGCTGCTCCTTCGTCAGCCCGCCGAGCCGCTCGCGGAGCATCCCGGCGATGTCGGCGACCGGCTTCATCTTCCCGTGCGCGTCGAAGAACTTGAGTCCGAGCTCCTCCATCAGGCCGGCCGACTGCTTCGTCGGAGACGCGAGCTGGGTCAGGGCCGCCTTCAGCGACGTGCCGGCGTCGGAGCCCTTGACACCGATCGACGCGAGCGCCTCGAGCGCCGCAATCGTCTGGTCGAACGACAGGCCGGCCGCCTTCGCCGCCGAGCCTCCCTGGGTGAGGGCCATCCCGAAGTCGCCGACGTCTGCTGTCGTGCGATTCGCTGCAGAGGCGAGCGCGTCGGCGACGTGGGTGGCCTGGTTGCCCTGCAGGCCGAACAGATTCATCGCGTTCGCGGTGTAGGCGGCCGCGGCGGCGAGGTCGAGCTCACCTGCGGCGGCGAGGCCGAGCGCTCCCTTTAGGCCACCACCGATGATGTCCCTGACGGACATGCCGCCCTTGGCCAGCTCGGTCTGCGCCTCGGCGGCCTGGAGGGCGCTGTACTTTGTCGCCGCGCCGGCGTCGAGCGCCTGCTTCTTGAAGCTCTCCATCTGCCGTCCGTTCGCGCCCGACACGGACGCGAGCGAGGACAGCTGAGCCTCAAAGTCGGCGGCCTTCTTGACCGTCCCGACCATCGCGTAGCCGAGCGCCAGGACCCCGCCAGCCGCGCCGAGCCCGGCGGCCTGGGTCGCAGCACGGCCCATCGAATGGAGAGCGCGCGACGAGCGCGACATCGACCGGCCCATACCGCGCTCGAACACGTCGACGCTGCGGCTCGACTTGTGCATCGCGCTGTCGAACGCGACGAACCCGGAGCGGTTGAACCGGCCTCCGAGCGTGGCGTAGACCGAGCCGGCGTCGAGCGACACCCTACCTGCGCCCCTTCAGCTTGCGCGCGATGCGGTCGTGGAACGACCGCAGCCCAGTGCGGGGCTTGGTCTGGCCCGGCTTGGGCGGCCCGTCGTCGGGCAGGTCGATGCCGTGGACGGCGAGCATCATGCGCCGGTGGGTGTCCCTGTCGTCGCGCTCGAACATGCGAAGGAGCGCTACGGCGTCTCGGTAGGGGGTGTCGTAGAGGACGGCTCGCCGGGACCAGCCGAGTCGAGCGAGCCCACCAAGGACGACAATGCTGAGCCGAGCTGCGGGTTCATCTGGAGCGCCTGACCCATCGCCTGACCGACCAGGCGCGTGACCAGGCGCACCGCTTCCCCCGGCGCCACTCCCATCGCGCTCGTCAGGTGGTCGACCGCCTTGATCGCACGCGAGCGTGCGTCGGCGACCGGGAGCTTCGACAGCGCCCGCCGGGCCTCGGCGATCGAGTCGTCGAGAGTGGCCGCCTCACGGGCCTGCTCGAATGCATCCTCGGGCAGCTCGATCAACGCGACGAGTTGCAGCGCGATGTCGAGCATCGCGGGCGCGGTGGCCAGGCCGGCGGCGAACAGGACCTCGACGCCGGTCGGCTCGTCGTAGGCGCGCAACCCCGACTCCTGGATCTGGCGGACCGCGCCGCCCGGATCGTCCTGGACATTCTTGCCGAGCGCGTCGGTCATCGCCGCCGCGATCTGCGCCGCCTCCTGCGCGGTCAGTGGCCGGTCGGTCGCCTCGCGGTGCTTCTCCCGGTAGTCGTTCTGCGCGTCGATGAAGACACTCGTCTTCTCTGAGACGGCCCGCTCGATCAGCAGGGTGAACTCCTCCATCCGGGCGACCGTGACGACCGGCAGGGGCACGGGCGTTACGCGGGCGGCACGGGGCCGCCCGCTCGTCGTGGCGGCCACGCTATGCCGCGTACGACGTCGCGTCGCCGGTCAGGGCCACGATCGTGGCAGCGGGCGTGGCGCCGCTCTTGAGGCACTGGCCGCCGAACTCGATCGGGACGGTGCCCCCCTCGGCACGCGGGCCGACGGCGAGGTCGTCCGCCTTGATCGCGACGCGCGGCGTGGTGATCTGGAAGTAGCGCGTCGCCGACCGCGCGTACTTGTTGACGATGCTCGCGTAGAAAACGTCCTTGACCGGCCGGTCGCCGGCGGACGGCGCCGTGTTGTTGTAGACCGCCTTATTGAACTTGAGCAGCGTGTCGTCGGTCACGACCGTCTTCAGCGTGCGGGTGATGATGCCCTTCTTGGCGACGAGCTGGGCGGGCTCCATGCTGTTGCCCCAGTAGGCCTCCATGCCCGTGTCGAACTCGAAGACCTCACCGTTGACGTCGCCGAGCGTGGTCGCGTCGAACACAACCTGACCATCGCTCTCAGACCAGAGGTACGGGTCGGAGGTGTCCTCGGTCTTCGCCGGGTCGGTTGCAAACGCCTGGCTCGGCTTGAGCGCCATGATCTCCATCGTCATGTGCGCGGTGTACTGCTCCTGGCCGCACTCCCACGTGAGCTTGCCGATCTTCGAGTCCCAGTAGAGCTGGCGGGCGGGGCCGATCACCGAACCAGTCTTCTGATACCAGCCGCCGTACTTGCCGGATGTCGCGCCCGTCGTGATCGTGTGGGTGTAGGGGTCGCCCGCACCGGTCACGACGTCGGTCGCGACGAGCTGGGCGAGGAACAGCGGGGCATTCTCGGGCTGCGGCTGGATAACGACCTGGCCGACCTGGCCGCCGGTGCCGACCGTGTACTGACTCGGCGAGCCCCACGCGTTGCCGTCGACGTACTCCTCACTGTCGCCGCGCTTGTTCGGCTTCAGCTCGGTGCCGTTGGCCGCCTTCGGCCGGTTCGTCCCTACCGCGGTGCTCGCCGCCGTCGGGACGCTGCCCTTGGCGCTCTGCGGCACGTAGTTGATCGTGCCGACACCGGACTCGATGACCTCGCTCATCTACTTCACCTCCCGAGACGCCGCGGTCTCGCCGCGCGCGTCCTTGAGGGCCTTCTCGTCGGGCGGGTCGACCTCGTCCCAGTTGCCCGACTGCAGGAGGCCGTTCGCGTGTGCGGCCTTGTTGACCTTGAGGATGCGGGTGCCGGGGATCGGCTTGAGCGTCACCGAATCCGTGGCGCTCGCGACCTTGCCCTGCACGATCGTCGGAACCTCTACCTTGAGGCCGACCTCGACGAGCGGCTGAAGCTCGCCGGCCTTCGGGTTCTCGACCGGCTGCCCGTCCTCCTCGATCAGGTCGGGCTCGACGCCGATGTGGTCCTTCAGCTTGAAGTAGCGGTCGCTCATGACGTGTAGCCCCTCCCAGGGCTCGGGGTGACGACGGGGATAGGGGAGCCACGCCCCGGGGGCGCGGCAGGTCGGGGGCCTACGACGCGTACGGTCAGGGGCCTACGACGCGTACGGCAGCCCGGCGAGCGACTTCACTCGTGCGGCGATGACGAAGCTCTGGCTGCGGGTATAGGACGTCGCGTCGGAGGAGATCTTCTGGTCGCCTCGCCAGAGCTTCGACGACTCGATGCGGAGGTCGCCGAAGAAGGTGTTGACCTGCTCTTCGAGGACGTTGCGGATCTGGCGCTGGACGAGCTCCGCGCGCTCTGACGACCCAGCACGCGTCGTGATCTCGACGATGCGTTGCTCGAGGTACCTGCCCTCGAGCCACTCGCCGGGGATCGTCAGCGTGCTGGTGATCGTGACGACGGCGTCCTCACCCGACGCAACCTTCGGCTCCGGGGCACCATCTCTCGGGTCGAGCCAACATCGCGGCGGCGAGTAGTCGCCCGTCGACGCCGTCTCGGCCGCCTGCACTACACCCTGCGCGATCAGGTAGGCGCGGACCTCGCGGATGAGGAAGAGATCCGCCATCAGAACTCGCGCCGCGCGGCGTCTCGGATGTCGTCGAGGTAACGTCGCCGGTTGCGGACCAGGGGCTCCTCAACGAAATGGGCCTGGCCGACCGCGTGCTGCAACTCGTCGCGTTCGTGCACGTAGATCGCGTGGGGAGCCGCCGCCACGACCTTGAGCTCTACTCGGTCGCCACGAAGGTCGATGTCGCTGAGGTGCTCCGAGCCCCGCAGCTCCCCGGTGTCGACCGGAGTCTCTGGCGCAATCTCCGCGAGCAGGTGAACTCCCGACCGCAGCGTCGCGTGCACCAGTGCACGGCGAGCCTTACCCTCGAGGGCCGCGAGGCCGATATAGCGCTCCATCATTGAGTCTCACTCCCGAGCTCTAGCCGTATTGAGTCGACCCGCGCCCCCATCGCGTAGCGCTCGACGCCGATCACCTGGAAACGCCGCGCCCGCGGCTGGAGCGGGCGGCGGTCCTCTAACAGCACGGTGGCCGCGGCCGATGCCTCACCGGGCTGGATCTCGGGCAACACGCGCCCCCCGATCACGTGTAGCACGGTGGTCTCGACCTTCGTCGTCTGGCCGCCGGCGCCTCCGTCAAGGCTCTGTGATCCACGAGACACCACCTGACGGTTCGTCTCCTCGAGGTGGCCCGCGAGCCGGCCGACCCAGACGGCGGCGCCCGTGCCGGCATCGCCATACGCGTCAGCCGGGCCCGGGCCGGTGATCTCGAGCAGTACTGCGTTTCCCCTCACCTGGTCACCGCCCCGCGCCGCAGTTCATTCGGTCCAGTTGGACATCGATACTGAGCCGAGTCGGCTCCTGTACCAGCCGGTTGCGGCGAGCAGCGCCACGACGCGGCGTCCAAGGTCGTGCCCTCGCGGTCCGTCGAACTCGAAGGCTGGACCGCGCTCACGCTTCCACTGACGGCCGCGAGCAGCGTCGGGCTCCTGGTATAGGAGTGCAGCGACCAGCACGGTCGCGCTCGCCAGCTTCATCCACCGCCACTCGTCGACGAGCGATTGAGTTACCTTGCGTCCGGTCGCCTCATCGATTGGGCGCGGGTCGTCGTTCTCGTCACGCAGCTGGTTGAGCTCGGCGTCGATCAGGTCCTCGGCTGCGACGATCAGCCGGTTGGCGTCCTCATCCGAGAGCGAGGACTCGTCGACTCCGAGCTCGGCGCGCAGCGCGTCGGGCGTCGCGTAGGTCGCCACCTACGCCGCCTGTTCGGCCTCGTCGACCGCGTCGATCAGGTCCTGCTTCGAGGAGAACTTCTCAGGGTCCACGCCGATCGACTCGGCGTACTGATCCCAGTCCTCTCGGCTGGCGCTCTTCGCCGGGCGCTCGGACCCGTCGGCGGGTGCGTCCTCGGACAGCTCGGCGTCGAGCTCCTTGAGGCGCCCCGTTGCGAGCGAGACCACGACCGGGCGGTCCTGGTGGCTGCGCTCGTAGGCGAGGACGCCCCGGGCGTACTCCTCGTTACCGGACTGCAGGAACCGGTGAATTCGTTCGATCGACGCACTCTCGTAGTCGGAGGCGCGCAGGTTCTGGACGATGATCCCGGAGCTGCCGAAGTCCTTCACCGACGGGGCATTGCCGCTGGAGGCGTCCTGCCAGCCCTTCTCGCGCAGCGCCTCGGCGCCCGCGATGGACGCCTGCACTCGCTGATTCGTCTCGGGGTTGATGAGAAGCTGTCGCATGTTTCCCTCTCAGGGTCCGTGGTTCGCGAAGAACGGCGAGGCCGCAAACCCCGGAGATCGGGCGCGGCCTCGTACTGCTAGGAGACGGCGATCTTCACCGAACGGATCAGGAGCGGGCGGGCGCGCTCGCGGAGCGTGCTCGCCGTCACGTCCGTGGTGAAGTTCACCGCAGCGCCTCCGGCGGTGGCCGACAGGCGGAACGTGCTCGCCGTCAGCCCCGCCGCGATCACGTGGTACGTCGTGTTCGTCGCCAGACCTGTGCCGCCCGTGAGGGCTGTGAACTCGACCTCGTCGCCCGCGACGAGCCCGTGCCCGTTCAGGGTGAACGTCTCGTCGTCGGCCTCGCCGACGGGCGCGAGCGACCGGCCGAGCGTCTCGCCCGGCTCCGTCGTTGGGATGAAGATCCCGTTCGAGTCGAAGTAGCCGTCGTCCTTAACGACGTTCGTCCCCACCCACACGTCGGCGGCGAGCTGCTCCTCGACCTCGGCGATTTCGAAGCCGCGCACCATGCGCATCGCGAAGCCGTTCCACGACTTCGAGGCACCCCACGCGGCCGACGACGGGACCGCCGGGATGTGCATTGAGAGCACGTATGCGGTCGAGTGGAACGCGTAGCCGGCGTCCGGGGCGATCGACGCGCCGCCCTTCACGACGGTGAAGCCATTGATGTCACCGATGACGCCCTTGCGGAGCGTCTCGGTCGTGCCGGACTTCGAGGCGTCGGTGAACTTGTCCGATCGCAGGAGGTCCGCCTGGAGTTCGGTCCCGACGAGCAGGACGCGCCCCTCGTCGGGGACGTGGGCGTTGTCGAGCGCGATCCCGGCCGGGACAACGACGTCCTCGTAGGGGTCGTCGGTGCCGGAGACGTACGCGATCGTGACCTCGTAGGTGGCGCCGGAGATCTCCGTCGCGATCTCGGACTCGATCTGGTCGACGACCCCGCGGGCCACCGGATCGGTGATCTGCCGGTCGAAGTTCTCGACGTCGAGGTTCATCTGCTCGTCGGTGACACCGAGGTACTTGTAGATGTCGGTGTCGAGCGTGACCGCGATCGAGCGCTCGAACAGTGCGTCCTTCGTGCGGGTCGTACCCGAGCGAAGCGCACGAGTACGAGCGGGCAGATACGCGGGCAGGCGGACGGTGATCGTTTCGTTCTTCGCGCCGCGGAAGTCGCCGCCGGCGTCGCGCCACACCAGATTGGCGAGGCGGCTCTTCCGCTCCAGGAGGCCGAGCGTGGTCGAGACGACCCTTTCAGCCTTAATGAACGTGGACATGTGGTCGTCCCTTTCTTGGATGAGGGCGCGACGCCGGGGCTAAAAGAGCGCCTAGTAGCGCTCTTCGACCGCCGCCGCGAGCTTTCTGGGGTCCGTCTCCTCCGGCTCGGCGGAGGGCGCGGCACCTGGCCGCAACTGCTCCCGAGGACGACGTGACCCCGGCTTGGGGTCGTCGTCCGTCGGGACGGGCTGGAAGTCGGCGAACAGCTCGTCCGCGTCAGCCTCCATCTCTTCCTTCGTGGTGCCGGTCAGTCGCTTCGCGAGCTTCCGAACCTGGCCGAGCGCCATGCCATCGGGTGCCTTGTCGAGCGCGACCTCGAGCCGGAGCGCCTGGCCCTCGGCGGTGGTCGCGCGCTGCAGCGCCTCGTCCTTCTCGCGCTGTGCTTTCTCGGCGGCGGACTCGTTCTCTCGGTCGCGCTCGTCGAGCTTGCCCTTGAAGCCGTCGCGCTCGCCTTTGAGCTTGTCCTTGTCGGCACGCAGGCCCTGCACGAGCTGCCACGCCTTCTCGGGGTCGAACTCCGCGTCCGAGCCCCACGGCGGCTTTGGGTCGTTCTTGGGCTCGGGCTTCGGGTCGTCCTTCGGCGGGTCGGGCTTCGGGTCGTCGGTGCCGTCGCCGCCACGTACGCGCGGCAGCCGCCGGCCGTTTGGGAAGACGACGTGGTCGCCGTCGATGAACGGTGTCTTGTGCATGTAGCCCTCCTGGGGCTTCGTGGTCGCCGCCCTCCTGGGACGGGCGCTGGGTCACGTCTGTGCTGCCAGAGCGCGCCGGAACGCGTTCAAAGCGTCATTCGTCGTGCCGCGGGTCAGGTCGCCGTTGGCGGACGCCTCGCGCGTCGCCTGCTGGTAGAGCGCTCGGAAGTGACTTGAGGTGGGGGGCAGCGCGGCGCCGTCGTACACGGGCTCGACACCACAAGCACAGTGGCCGTGGGCCTGGAAACGGGCACCCGACTCGGAGTAGACCGGGCCGCGAGCCGCCAGGAGCGCGCAAAACGCACACGCCTTGCCGGACGCGACCCGCTGCCAGCCGCGAGCGTGGCGGTCGCCCTCAGCGGACAAGGTCAGGGTCTCGCGTCCACCGTCGAGCACGTCCGTGCCGACCGCACCGGAGGTTCGGACAAGCGCGGTCTGCATCGCCGCGCGCGGCGCCTGGCCGGCGACGATCGCGTTGCGCGTCGCGATCCGGCCGGTGACGTGCAGTGCCGCCTCGAGCTTGGCGACGTCGAGCGGTTCGGGAAGCCGCGCGGCGGCGTCGCCTGGGGCCTGCTCGAGCCGCCGGAAGGCGTCAAAGTACGCGGCGGCGAACGTCGCTGATATCTGCCGGTGGACGGTGACGAGTGGGACGGTCGCGGCGACGAGCGTGGCGAAGGTCTGGTCGTCTCCCTGCCAGATCGGCCAGAGCCGGATGAAGTCTCGAAGCGCGCCAGCGCGCAGGGCGATCTGTCCTTGGCGGTGGCGCTCGGTCAGCGCCTCGCCTTCGTCGGTGCGGGCCACCCTACTGGAGCACTGGGTCGCCGCCGTTGCCGCCAGCAGCCTGCCGCTCGAGCAGATCCGAAAGCACCTTGAACGAGTCGCCCTGCGCCGCGGCGGCCTTCCACCGGTCGATGTCCTGCTTCGTGGCGCCGGGGACGCGCTCCCACAGCTCTTGCGGCGGGATTCCGAGCATCTGCGTGAGCTTCCCGAGCGCGTCGACGGTTGCGGCGAACGCGCGCGCGGACGTGTCGCGCCAGACGACCTGGGCGTCGTCGGGGACATCGACCCCTGTGTACTTCCCGACGAGCCAGAACACCTGCTCATGCGACTCACCTATGAGGGTGTGCCGCTCGTCGACCTTGCGCTCGTGCCCCTTCTCCGCGGCGGCGAGCGCTTCAGCGGAGAGGTTGACGACCTCGCCGATCAGCTCGTGGACGGGCGTCTGGGAGAGGGTTGCGGCGTGGCGCAGCGAGGACTCGCGGCTCTTGATGTAGCCGTCGAGGTTGTTCTGGTCCCACTCGCCAGCCTTGATCTCCTGCGCGTCGCCGTCGATCGTCATCAGGTACGACGCGCCGTGCTTGGCGAGTTCCTTCTCGGACTCGGCGACCCAGCCGATGATGTAGCGCTGCTTGAAGGCTCCGTAGTGCTGCGTGACCTGGAGGCCGAAGGTGGTGAGGTCGATCTGGTCCTGGATCGGCATGAGCGGGCCGACCTGGCCGCGCGTCGGGATGTCGATCACGTTCTGTGCTTGCGGCCACCCCGCTTCAACTTCGTCGTCGGCGTCGAGGTCGTCCTCGTCGAGGTACCGAACCACCGGCGTCACTCCGGCGGGATGCTTGCGCGCTTCGATGAACTCGAAGCTGCCCGGCTCACCGCTGAGGAAGTAGACGGCTTCCTCGTCGTACAGGCGCCATGAGCCCTTCGCGGCGCGCTCGAGCGCCCACATCGGCCAATCGGGATCCTCCCCGTACATGGCAGTCATCGCCCGCGGCGAGACCCCGCGGATCACCGGGAGTGGGTCGCCGGGAAGGACGACCGCGTATGCGGCACCGTAGGCGAACGCGGCGCGGTGAATCGCTGTCTGGTGAGCGTCCATCCGGTTCGCCTGCCAGACGCCCCACACGTCGAGATCGGCGCCGTCATTCCCAGCCCTGAAGCCGTCGACGAACGAAGCTTGCACGAGGCTGTTGAGGACGATCGGGATCACGTTCACGCGCGAGCTGCGTGACATGACCTTTACCTCGTGCGGTGCTGATGTCGGGATGACGGCGGGGAGCTTCTGCCGGCCCTTCCAGTACCGGCGGATGTTGTCGAGCTGGTCGCGCTCGGCAATCCGGTAGCCGTGGAGGCGCTGAGCCTGCTCGATCGCTGCGCTGGCTCTGAGCAAGCTGCTCCCCCCCCCTTTCAGATCAGACGGACATCGCCTTGCCTGACCGCTTCTTCTTCCGCTTGCCGGACGCGAGCACCAGGCGCCGGACCATCCGCGCGCCGATCACGCACACGGCCGCGTCGACCTTCTTCGGCGAGTCCTTCGACTCCTTGCCGATCGACACCCACGCCTGATACGGCCGCCGGCGGGCGTTCGCCATGTGCCGCGCGACCGCCGGATCGCCGTCGTGCGTGAACTCCTGGTCTTCGATCTCGGCGTGGCACGCCTCGGCCGCCCTGGCGAAGTCGCCCGTGTGCGAGCGCATGTCCCACGCGATCGGCTGCGGCGGCTTCCCTGACGGGACCGCCCAGATCAGCAGGTCGTCCTTGTAGCGGTTGGGCCAGGTCGTCAGCGCGAACGACTCGAGCTCGCGCACGTCGGAGAAGAACGCGAGCACGTCGAACGTCTCAAAGGCTTTGATCACGACACGGTCGACGTCGGCGAGGTCGACAGTGTCCTCGTCGTCGTTCGGGTCGGGCTCCCACCCGCCGAGCTTGAACACGCGCCCGGAGTCGACCTCGCAGCCGACCAGGAAAGTCGTGTCCCGCGACTTCGACCCGTCGCAGAACATGACGATCTCGGTGCCCGGGTCGGGCCATCCCGTCGGCGTGCCGGGTGAGAGCACTGCCCACTGCTCGGGTTCGATCCACGCGTCGAGCGCCGCGGTCGGCCGGTTCAGGTACTTGCGCTTGGAGTCGTCCGGCTTCGCCTTCGGCGACCAGATCCGCTCCATGATCGTCGAGATGTCGACCCACGGACAGTCGGCATAGACGTGCTCGAGTGCCGCGCGCAACGAGTCCGGGTCGGCCATGTCGGTGTCGGCCGGGGCGATGACGGCGTCGTAGAGGATCTGTGTTTCGCCGCGGGTGCGGCCCTCCTCCTGGAGCAGCCAACCGTCCCATGTTGCCTCGGCGACCGACTCGGCGCCGGGGACCCACGCGTTCGCGGTCTCGAGCATCCGGGAGCCGGACTTGGCGAGGTTGTCCTCGAGCGTCGACGCGAGCTCGACGCCGCCGTTCGCCGGCTTCCAGTGCTCGGACTCGTCGCCGACGACGAATGTCGCCTCGCCGCCCTCGGCCGCGGTTGGCGATGACGTTATGACCTCAAGCGTTCCCTCCGGCAGTTTGTAGTAGCGGGTCTTGCCCGGATCGAGCTGGTAGCGCTCAACGAGCGCGGAGCGTTTCGACGCGAACGCACGGACCATGCGCATCGTGTTCGCCGTCTGCGACTCGGCGGTCGCGGCGATCTGGACGAGCGGCATGTCGACGGGCTTGCCGCGGACGCCGCCCGGCCGGCGGTGATCGAAGTCGAGCAACCGCACCGGCCCACAGAACTCGGTTAGCGCTTGCGCGGCAGCGAACGGCGACTTGCCAGAACCCTTCGCCAGTCGGCGCGCGGAGTGGTTGAAGAGCCAGCGGCCGTTCTCGTCGAGGGCGTACCACCAGAGCCAGAATCGGAGTTGGCGACTGGTTAGCCGAAACCGTTGCCCGGCCCGCGGCCCGTTCGGCTGGATCAGGTTCGACTCGGCCCAGAACGCCGCCTCGAACCCGAGCGTTAGTTCCGGCTGGCCAGGCGGGAGGGTGTCGAGCCGATCAGCCGGAGAGGCGATCGCGGAAGTCATCGAGGCTCGGCACGTCCGGGTCCGCCGGCCCCTTAGCCGGCCGCTGCAGCTCGAGCTTCGCCCGGCGGCGATCGCCCTCGGTTACGAGCAGCGAGGTCATCGCCTTCAGGTAGGCGGCCAGCGACGCTCCCTTGACGGGGAGCTCGGCGAACACCGCCTCGCTCAACAGGTTGCCCTCCGCGTCGATCGTCGTGCCCATCCCGACGAACTTCGGCCTCAGGTCGCGGCTCATGCCCTCGGCGACCAGCACGGCGGTGGCCCAGTCCGAGGCCTCGTAGAACGCGCTCTGTCCCGACTCGGAGAGCGCCTTGTACCAGGCCCTTGCGACGGGGTGCCACCCCCGCTTGGCCGGCGGCGGAGGAGTGCGGTGCTCGACGCCCGCTGACGCGCCCGCCGGGGCCTTATCCGGCGTCGATTCCTTGTTCGTCCGCCGACGCTGACTCGATCGGTTCGGCACGGGACCTCGAGCGCCCAT